GTTATAATTCGGGCAAGTTGAGCACTTACCCCAAAGAGAGTCGATGTTCTTGCAAGTTCTTGGGCCGGAAGCGTCTATAGCTTGCTTCGCTTTAACTTCGGTCTCTTGGAAATTATATTTCGGGTGCCCCTTTGAAAACTCATGCGCGGCTGTTCTTCCATCAGGGAATCTTGCCACCACCGAAACGCCGGCATACCACTGTGGCTCTGAAACATCTTTTGGATTTTCTTTTGCCCAAACCAAGAACTTACAACCCTTATCGCGATCCATGATCTCATCAGGATCAGGCGTGAAAAGAGTCCTTGATACTTCGCTATTGATTTGTTCATACTGCCCGACCTTCGGAAGGCCTGAGGCCTCCTCAAGCTTGAATTTCCCGCGCATAATATTTGGTTGCAAGAGCCTTGAATAACGCTCAGGTTTTCCGGGCTTTCGATTTAGCGTGTCAGGATACCTTAGAAGTCTGGCTTTAGACCATACGCTTGGATCTGCTTTGCCTTTTACTTGGTGTTCTGCGAGCTTAAGATCAATTCGATCACATATCGCTTTGTAGTGTGGTCTCGCCTGATCGAAATAATTTTCGTCTTCAAAAGGAACTTCCAGGCCGATAAGGAACTGCAAGCCATTTCCGGTATACAGAACTCCCGTTTCGTCGTATTCAACTCCGATAGATTCACAAACCAGGCGTGCAGTTGTTTCCAGTAATTGAGGGTTGTCTTCGATCCCGTCGGGAACATCAATACCATCAACGTCAAATGGGATATGGTGTTGTCTAAGGAACTTTCGCCCGCGCTCTTCGAGGCATTCGGAAACTGTGTAATAGACATTCCATCTCTCCGATCCTGGCACCAGTTCAAGGGCCGTCTGCGGATCGGCGAAAATATCATCCACCGAGGCCGCTCTTATTCCTTTTTCAAACCACGACTCAATAGCTCGTGGCGCTTCATTCCCCTGGTAATTGATTCCCGATGGCGGTCTTAGCGCCAAAACTTGAATCTGCATACTGTCCCCTTGATGAATTTAAGACGAGAACTTCAATGTTCCCATCAACTAGATGTAGTGGTCAATTATGGCTGCTTTTTACTGGCCTTCCGGATCTGAGCAACATTCTTGTCCTGTGTTTCCACAGCTTTATCCACAGCTTCTTTCATACTAGGGGCAGGTTTTTCTGCATTGTCCAACACTGTATCTAGGTCACTTGGGATTGGAAGTATGCGCCATTGCTGCCTGTGATTCTTAAATCGAATCCCAAAGCACTTGCGGCAACAAACCTTCTCTCCAAATTCGACTAAGTGAATCTCATTATCAAGTATTTCACGTTTACAGAAGCCACATTTGATTTCTGGATCTGCCTCCACCGCCTTCCCCCCATTGGCGTAAACGCGCTGTGCATGGCGCGCTGAGAGGTATTCAACCCGGTCCCATACGCCAAGGAGGGGGACTTTGATGGTGTTCACTTTTTGGCCTTTTTGAGATCGGCACGGGCTGCCTTATGAAGGATGCGTGAGGGGGCGTTTTTGGAGTCAGGTTTGGTCTTTAAAACCTCCATCTCCATCTCCTTCATAAGCCGCAATGTTTCTCTCACCTGACCAATGGTCACTTTTTCTTCGCCTGAATTCTTCTTTGTAAGTTCAGCCGCCAAATCGTTGACGGCTTGTTGTTCTTTACTCATCGACATATGTAACCCCCTTTTGTGAGCCTTTTGTCCTGAACATTTCGGGCAAAAGTGACTCGTTTGTTTCCGGTTTTTGAGATTTCTCTCAAAAGACCTTGATACATTCTTCCAAACTCTTACGACTTTCCATTCTATACCGGCCTCATTGACCGCACGCAAGAGCTTTGAACCTTGACCAAGACGATGCGCTTCTTCACGCAGATCGCCAATCTGAGTAAACCCAAGATAATGCCTAGCGTGGTGAAATGGTTTTGCAAAGTGAATCAGATAGACGTCACCAACTAGACTCTTCTGACGTTCACGTCCCGCGTGTAAGGTGGTCATTTTCCTGCTTTCCACAAGCAACGCACATTCGATTCGCATGCCCCATGGCGACAAATCTCCTGCCGCATTTGAGACACTCACGGTCATTCACCTTTATAGGATGTAGACCAAGCTCTTTGCGCATTCGGTTAATCTGACCGATTTCGACACGCTTCCATTCACAGAAGCTATCGTATTCGGTCCATCTCGCCTGCACCCCCGAAGCCATGGCCTAGTGCCCTTCCGGCCTAAAGCCTTGGGGCGGCTGCCCGCCACGAAAGGCGTTTAAGAATTCTTCTGGAAGCTCAATCAGGTTCGCTGCCGATCCTGGAGAGTTTCCGGGCACCAAGAATAATTGCTGAGTTTCAGGATTGTAACTCATGCCCCATTGCTCTCTGATAAAGTCTTTTGGAATGAGGCCTTGTGCCTGAAGGTCTTTCCATAAAGCATCCCAAATGGCGCGCTTTTGTTTATCAAGCTTCTCTTTTTCTAATTGAAGCTTCTCAATTTCCATGTCGTGCTTTTGATCGAAGCCAGGCTTTTTCTTAAGCCATGCTCTGAAAATCAGATTCGTGTTGTCGCAAATAAAACGGATGTTCACATGGGCTCCTTTAGAATGTGGTTCTCAGCCATTGTGCAAATAAAATCGAAAAGGTAAGTCTGAAGCGCTCTTGTCATGTCGTGAAAACCCGTCTCAATATGCATGTGCTCTTCCATAAGGGTAGCCACCACATACTTTGTTCCAAATCTAAAGCATGATTTAGAGATAACGATTGTCTTCTCATCCATATCCGCTAAGCCGTGAGTTTCCTCACCTAAGGTTTGAACAACCACAAGAGGATACTTACCGAAAGATGGAACGATTTGCTTTAAGATTCGCTTGGCTTTTTCTAGTGAAATCTCCTCAACCTCTGTCAAAGCTTCCGACTCGTAGTTTTTAACACGCTCTTTCATCGCCACTTTTGCGTAGAGGCTTCGCGCGGTCCTGTTCATCCTGTCAGTGTTTGAGTTGTATTGCTCACTCAAAACTTCCATGAATTCTTTCGAGAATTCTTCTGAATTAAACATGAGGTTGTGGTAATTAAGCTCAGCCTCTAGCGAGTCTTTTTCTGGCGCAATGAAGCGCCTCAAGACACGCTTATCGGTCATTTTGGAGATTGCAGTCACTAAAAGCTTATCGACCAAGTACGGGTACTTAATGGTTCGATCCTCAGTTAGCTCCATTTGATCGATGATATTGAATGTGAACCTTGAGCCCTGTTTAAGCGGCATGGCGCGAATGCCACGGTAATAAACGTGCGATGACCTGCGCTCATAGATATCGACTTCACCTTTTGCAACCGCAAGTTCTCTATTTAATCGCAGAACGATTTCATCTTTACGGCGATACTCGTCGTAGAATGCTTGCCCTGTGACCATCACAAAAGTTTTGTTTGCTGATGAATAATCGGTGATGTGATCATGCATCGACGTTGAGCCGTTCTCATCTAAACAATTGCAGTAGATCTCTCTAAAAGCCTGCCACATTTCCCAATTGCGACCTAGATCGGTTGTAAATGGAAGGTCTGTCCAGGGGCCATCCTCTGTTCTATATTGAACTTGGTTGAACTCTTTGCCGCGCATATTGTCTGGTCTGATTTGAAAGTCATAGACCTCATTGCCAGCCGCAATCCTGATGTGCTGCCCCTCTCTTAAAAGGACCGCAATGGCGTATTTAAGCCCTGTACCAAAGAAGCCGATTGGTGATTTGGTTTCTTTGGCGGAAATGCCGAAGGTTTTGATGGCTCTTGGATCAAGAACACCGTGGTTCTCGAAGACTACTGTTGGCGTCATCTGTGAGCCTCTTCAGCACCTTTGCAATCTCTCTCACATTCATCGAGCAGTTTTCTCATCTCATTAAGGGCCGCCGGAATAACTGTGTCGAGCGCTTCGAAGTCGTGATCCTGCATGCTGTGGCCAGGGGCGTTTGCGCCAAGTTTGAGATGCGATTTGACTTTTTTGTCGATGCCTTGGAACTGCATGATCATAATGCCATAGTGCACAGCTTTGATGGCGCCTCTGCGCTCTGGACCGCTTAACCTTTTACCACCTGAGGAGCTTATGCCGATGGTTGACTCTTTAATGGCTTCTTTTTCAAGCTTAGCACTCGCATCCGCCGCAAGCTTTGACTCCATTTTTCTAATGGTTTCTTGAACATTATCGTCCACGGCGCGCTCCTTTAGTGAAAAGATAATCTGGCGGATTTGTGTTTTGCTGCCCGTTGGCCTTCATTCGTCCAAGGAGAAGCTTGCGGCGTTCTCTGCGCGATAAGACTCTTAAGACCAAATACTCATCGGTCGTAAGTTTAAAACCGTATTTGTATTCCATATCTTTTTTGACTTGGATTTCTTTTTTGCATGACATTACGTCATGGTGATCGATCTCTTCTATTCGTGGCACTTGTTTCAGCCCTTTCCGTTTGTGTGGTTGTCAATCCAACTAATGACAAAAATTAGCAAGCAAATAAATAGGATGTTTGACCATATATCCATTATTCAAGCTCTTCCGATATAGGAAGCTGCCCTTGTTTTCTGTTCTCAAGCACTGACTCAAATCGCGAAATTTTGGATCTCAAGTATGTTCTGCGTTTAGTGATGCGGCGGTGAGAGCGGTCCGTAATAGCCAACTTTGCTTTGTAAAGCATGATTTTAGCCTCAAGTTCCCCGTCCGATTCTTTCACTTCATGCACCTTGCAATGACAATCAATGCGATCATCAAAATCGTCAGCCAAAGCATGGTTGTGTCACGGTTCTCGTTACCCCTGCCCACCGAGTCCCCGAGCGTCGTTCATGATTTCTTTGGCGTAATTTATATATAATCTTTGTTTATCTAAGTCTGGCTGATCCGGATCAAGCCTTGAGAGCATGTTGACGAGCGAAAACATGCGCGTATTGATCGAGCGTTTGGATTGATTTTTGGGCTTGAACCTTAGGAACCGTTTGCATTTCGCGCAATCAATTCTGGTGTGCTCAGTCTTGTCGGCGAAAACCTGCTTATATTCAAGCACTGTGGTCGAATGGCACCGTGGGCATGGATCTGCGGTCTCTTTTTCTAGAGGGTCAACTATGTACTTCAAAACGGCTGCCCCTGAGTGATAACGATTGGTTTTTTCTTTGCCGACTCGTCTAATATGAATTCTATTTGCTCAAACGTAAGGCCAGGCCCGCCGTTGGCTTGTTTGAAGTCATTAATGATCTTTCGAATGAAAGTGATCAATGCACGCTGTGAAGCCATGGCCACCTCTTCAGGGCTACCGTCTTTTGCCATCTCGAATGTTTTCATTTGAGTTCCTCAATGAATTCTAAAATCAATTTTTGTAGTCCATGCATGGTGAGAGAGAAGAAATCCTCAATGTGATCAAATCTCTTTTCTAATCTGTGCTGCATTGGCATGAGGAATTGCTTGGTCTCTGTGAACCAGCTTGCTTCTAAACGATCTTTATATACATAGATGACAATTTTTTTCGCTCTATGCACGAATAAAAATCGCGTTTGTTCTTCTTCAGAAAGGGATGCCATTTGCACCAACTATTGTTGCGGTTTGACCATGAGGCTTAATCCAATCGCCCGTTTGATTGCAAGACTCAATGCAATATTTCATGCTTGCACTGCATCTTTTGGCGCATGATCAGATGCTCTGGGGTAATACGGGTCTTTTTCTTCCCAGTGCATGGCAAGCCTGACCATTATGCCAACGGGAGAGTCGGGTCTGTGCGAATTGCACATGATCAGGAACCGAATGAGCGCGGTTTTTGGAAGCAGCGTGAAGTCAAGGCTTAGGAGTTGTCTGAGCGATTCCTTTAATTGCTCCTCATGCGCGTAGTATTTATCGCGCAGCTTGTTCCGGCCAGCGTCGTGCTCTTTGCCTTCAGGATAGTTTTGGATTGAATAATCAATAACCGTTAAGCTTCTTTTTTGGCGTATGGCGATGGAATAGATATTCCTAATCTTTGTTGAACTGGCCTGCTTTGTGCGATCCATGTTTTTCCTCAATATATGGTTCAAATTCTTTTTCTGCGAATTGATCTTTCGGAAATTCAACACCACGTTCATCTAAGAACCTGGTGCCGGTCCATGTGATGTAATGGCCCCACCACCACGTTGGATAACGCCACATGGAGCCTTTTTTGAGTTTCTTCATAAGCCTCGCTTAACCCGTCTGGCTTTGCATAATTCGCCGTAATCGGGACTGTAGCGCCCTGAGAACCACCAAATGCCAATTTGAAATTTAACCGCAACCATTGTGTACGATGTGCGAATGTTCTGTTGCTTCCATACGGATGTAACCTTGCCGTCACCTAGATGCTTGCCGTGCCAGTCTGTGATTTTAACGGTGAGCGGTTGCTCTGGGTTTGTTTTTACATAAACCATGGCCACGTTTGGGTCCACATACGCGCCTTGTGCTGAATACGTTTTGCCCTGATATTCGAATGGGCAATTGTCTTCATTGATTAATGCTTGGTCCATTCATAGCCTTTCTTCAAGGGATAAATGCTTGACGAACTGATATAAGTTATATCGGCCTGCTATGCCAAGGGGGAAAGCTTTGTTTGTTCGATTTTGGAAAAATTTGGCGAAATTTCTTGAATTTTCGAAAAAATTCCCACCGAGCGAGCTGATTTGATGCGCCTAACCCCGATCTCGGGGCCATGCTGGTGTTTTGGCTAGCGTTTTGCTTGATGAATTCAAGGCAATTAAGCCTCAAATATATGGAGTCGAAATGATCTACCTTAAATATAAAGCCTGGACGCGCGGTTGGATTAGAATGTGGTCTATTCGTTTGGCGTTTTTTGTCGCTGGTGGTGCGTTTAGCGGCTACGTGCTGAGCGCGGTAAAACCTGAACAAGGGTGGCGCGATAATGTTGGAACATTCACGCCGTGGATCTGCGAGAAAACCAAAGGGAATGGTGATGAATATCCAACTGGTGCCGAACGTTTCCTGGTAACGATGCATGAGAGTATTAAAGCGCTCGGGCTCCATATGGAATGGAGTCAAGGGATAGACGCTGAGGCATCGCCTTCGTGGCATCAAGAGACCGTTTGGATTGATTATAAGAAGAACCACGAAGTCTGCGTCCGAAACATGCCTGGAATATATGTCTGCGATAAATCTTTGCCTCATAGAGCTGGCGATGAAGAATGTCCTTCGAAGGGGCGTAAATACTCCGGCGATGTAACCCGGTGTTTTGATCTGTATGAGATCGGAGAGAGGTAGATGGCTTATCCGCCGGTTGTGATTTTGCTCGAGTTGCAGGACGCCAAGATATGGCTCTGGGTTAATAACACGGTCATTCGAACCTGGCGCGCAAAACATACGGGCGTGGCCGGAGCGCCGCTTGAGCTGGCTGACAATATTAAGTCGGCTTTTGAGGCCATAGAGATCGATTGCGTGATTGAGTTTGGAGACGGTTTTGAAGCGTTCCGCGATGCATAATTGATTTGAATTATGATTGATGAACACATGCATGAAGACGCCAAATTAGAGTAGTTCGGCTAATTGTCACGCCGTTTTGCGTTGAAGTTTCGAGACACAGCTTGCTTAAAACAAGCTGTGTTTGTCACAGCATGATGCAGAGCGTGTTGAGAATTGAAATCATGGACCTATGCGACATTTGCATACTGACTTGCAATTGACGCATAGTTTGGTGTTAAAGGTTCTCAGTTGTCACGGCTTGAGCTGTGTCGCGAACATGTTGACGCTGCTGCTCTTGTGTTTCTGGAAGTTCAATTGTTTCGCTGTTTTAGGTGGTGGAGACACGGCTGACACGGCTTTTTTCTTTTACTATGTACGGAAACAGTTTATATCAGGTCGTGTCATACCGTATATAAATCAAAAGTAAAAGTAGCTGGCACTTTAGCTGTGTCTGCTGTGTCTTGGCGTAGGGCGGCAAAGAAATATTTTACGACTATTGGCATAAAAAAGCCCGGACGCGGAGGCGCCCAGGCTTCAGGAAATCCAGTAAGAGTCGATGTATTACTGGTCCCTCTGGCTCTCAATCTCTTTTATTTTCTGAGCTGCTTCTTCACTGGTGAGCTTTTTCTTAATGTTTCGCATGCTGATCGAAGTTCCTGATTTACTGACCTTCATCTCAACCGGCTGACACTTATAAACAGTTTCACCATTAGCGCTAGCTAAGATCGCAGCTTCCGGTGCTATGGCATTTACTTGTTTAGTGAACACGGCATTCGTCGCCGCATTCACATTCATCCCAAACGCAAGCGTTACAACTAACCATTTCATTTCTTCGACTCCTTCTTTTTACGTTTCGTTTTAGTAGCACGTTCACAAAAATCATATGCATCATTGATGCCGTAACCTTCGATCACATAGCTGAGCTGACTCTCTAAAACCATGTTATCGATCCTGGTCGCTTCATTCATCTGGAGACAGAGGCTTAAAATCATCTCAACCATTAGAGCACCTCATGAGTGATAGGACCGATTTGGATCTTAAGCTCTTTCATCGTTCGTCTTAGATCTCTGATGGCATCGTTAATTGAGAACAAGGAACGTGGATAAAGGGAGTATTCCATCGTCCCATTGATCTCATACATTAGTTTTATCATTGGCATCGACTCCATTGATCACTAGGCATTAGTGCCTCAGTGTTGAGATAGGTACATAGCAATCAGTGTACCATTGAATAGTGCTATGTATTGCGCGTGGTATATTGATTGGTGTCTAAGATGTATACAGGTGTGTAGCGATTGTGGGCACGGGGGTCAGGTCGGAAAGGGGTGAGGCCAAAACAGGTGGGGGTAGGTCCCCAAACCCGGCGCGCGCACAAAACCTCTGATGACCCCTCCCCCCACACCCCACCTTCCCCATCAATTAACACACCGCATCATCAAACCAGGCCTTCCCCATCGCAAAAAACCATGCAAAATACTCAAATGCTCCCAGACAAGCCCCAAAAACCGCCCACCCACGCAAGAATGAACGCGCATGGGTTCATAGAAATCGTCGATCTCACGACCGGCCACGTTTTGTGCGTCCAAAGAGAGCCAGGAACCGAGTTTCTGGACAATAAGTGGGAAGATCTCACGAAAATCGACACTCCAGACGGCCCTGTGTGGATCGAAAAGGGCATAGACCCATCTCGCATCAAGCTTCGCCGGGAAATCGCGTACAGTCCCGTCTGGGGCGATTTAATCGCCAACCAGATGATCGAAGGACCCATGACTTTCCGCCAAGCCTGCAAACATCTGGGCCTCCCCATAGCACTGGTCTCCCGTTGGCGTAGGGAGCATGAGGAATTTCGCAATGCGTTAGACTTTGGCTACCGGGAGCGGGCTGAAGGTTTCCACGACAAGGCCATTGAGATCGCAAAAGACGCAACCACCAGGACAGTGAGCCGTGACACTCTGGAGATCAACACGCTCAAATGGGCGGCTGAAAAAGGTAATCCAGATAAGTTTGGCTCTAAGGACACTAAGGCAGCCCCAGCACAGGCGACGGTCATTGTGATCGACACAGGCATAAGGCGGCCTAGAGACGTCGGCTACGTTGCGCCGGATATAGAGATCCCGGCCCAGCCACTGGCGGAGGCGTTTGACCAGAGCGCGCAGACGGCGCCCGTTGGCGTAGTGGAGGAGGACGCATCTCCTACGCCGAAAGGCTCAAGCGATGCGCTGAGGGAAGTTTCGGATAAGGAATAAAAGTTTACTTTTACTAAATTTCTAGAGGGGGAATCGATGTACACATATTTTATGGAGCTGGTTTTGTGGCAACAGTTTTTAATTGTGGCCGTGCTCGGGATGATCGCACCGCGCGTGCTTGTTTTTATTTGGAAGCTTGCGTTCATCACTATCGATGAGATCCACCATAAGCTCATGTTCAAATACATGAAGGAATCTAGCTTTATCTATCAACTAAGAAAATCGATAGAAGAGAGCCGGTGTGACTTTGGGCAGTACAATAAATATTCAATGTACTCACCGAAACAGTATGGCGGTGTGATTGAAGTTAGAACAGTGGTCAAAGAACTCTTCGAAGAAGTCGAAAAACTAAAAAAGCTTCGTGAGTGTGAACTGGCTGAAAAAACTATGGCCAAAAACGCAGGTCAAGGCACTCCTAATCCATGACCGCAGTCCAAAAGAAGATCGAGACAGGCTATTACCCAAGGCCGTTGCAAGGCTATATCCACGCTAACCTAAAACGGTTTAACGTGCTGGTGGTGCATCGGCGCTTCGGCAAGACCGTACTCTCAGTCAACGAGATCATTGACCGCGCATTCCGCTGCCCAGGCTTTAACCCGCAGTACGCCTACATCGCTCCGACTTACGGCCAGGCTGAGAAGATCGCCTGGGACATGTTTAAGAAGTACACGGTCAACCTACCGGGCGTAGAGTACAACCAGAGCAAACTCACCATCACCATCCCAAGACCGTGGAAGGGTGATCGGATCAAGATCATGCTTCTTGGTGCGGAAAATCCCGACTCGCTTCGTGGTATTTATCTCGACGGCTGCGTGCTCGACGAATACGGGCAAATGCATCCATCGATCTGGGGCGAAGTCATCAGACCGGCCCTTGCTGACCGTCAAGGCTGGGCGATTTTTATCGGCACCCCAAAAGGGCAGAATGACTTCTATGAGAAATTCAAACTTGCTCTTAGAAACACTTCCGGCGAGTGGCTGGCTGTAACCTTCAAAGCTTCACAGACCAAAGTGATTCCACAAGAAGAGATGGATTCGATGCGGACAGAAATGTCCGAAGAGCAGTGGGATCAAGAGATGGAGTGCTCATTCACTGCGGCCAACACCGGCTCTTATTGGGGGAAACTCATCTCTAAGGCCGAATCCGAAGGGCGAGTGACAAAACTTCCCCACGACCCCTCCCTCTTGGTGTCAACGTGGTGGGATTTGGGGATTGGCGATACAACGTCAGTTTGGTTCGTGCAACAATCAAGGCTAGAGATAAGGGTCATTGACCATCTGGAAATGTCAGGAGAAGGCATTGAATATTATGCTAGACAACTTAAATCAGGACACCGAGCGGATTATAACTACGATATCCCACATAATTGGCCCCATGATGGCGGATCGCGTGACTTGTCGACTGGAAATGAACGGTCCGTCACTGCTCGCAATCTTGGAGTCAGAGTGCACGTTCACCCCAGATATGATGTCGCAGATTCGATCAACGCTGTCCGAAAGATTCTCCCTCGATGTACATTTGACGCAATTAAATGTGCCAGGGGGATCGAGGCGCTAAAGGCCTATCAACGGAAGTGGGATGAAAAGAATAAGATCTGGATGGATAAACCCCTTCATGACTGGGCGAGTCACAGCTCCGATGCATTCAGACTTTTGGGCATGGGCCTTCGTCCAGAATCGGGGATCAAGAAAACAGACTTGCCCCGCAGAGCCCAAAGCGGCTACGATGTATTTAATCCACAGGGTAATAGGCAAGTTTTTCGCCGTAGGGGGCTTAGGTGATAAGACATTCAAAAAATGAATTTTCTCACGTCTCAAGCTTTGAAGAACACAACACCTATCACAAAGGTCCACCTAAAGTAGGAAAGTTTATTGAGCAAGGTTTTAAGAACCTTGCTGATCTAGGCGAACTCGGAATGAACACGATTGGAGCGAGCAACTCCATTGAGACGAGAGAGCAGCAAGGTGAGGCCAGAGAAGCTATGGTTGCCGAAGGTAATGCAAGAGCACAGGCCTTCTCTGACATCGCGTCTTCTGATCTTGACACCATGTCGAGAAATGAATTGATCAGAGATTTCGAGAGTGGATCAAGCTCCGGGGAGCTGGCTGCAAAACTCACTGCGGCCAGAGAAGGAAAAGGCATCTACGCTGTCCGTAGAATCAATGAGGCACAAAAAGCGGCGATGAGGCTTACTCCTGGCCGCGCACAACTTCGTGGCGGCTTCGGCGCCCTTTTCTAAGGTAAATTAAATATGTTTATTACGCCAGAACAACTCGTCAATAAGTACAACACTCTTAAGGGTGAGCGCGGTAATACCGAGGACGTCTGGCAAAAAATCGCGGATATCATGATTCCGCTGAAGAACAACATCCAAAACACCAAGTCCCCAGGTGAGGCGAGATACAACAATATCTACAACTCAACTGCGCAGATGAGTTTAGAGTATTTATCCGGCGCGCTCCACGGGATGCTCACCTCTCCGACTTCGTTTTTCTTCGGTCTTTCAACCGGCAAGCCAGCTCTTGATGCTGACGATCAGGTGAGAAAATACTTGCAAGACACCATTAGGGTTTTGCATGACCTTTTGAATGCTTCCAATTTTCAAAGTGAAGTGCACGAATACTACATAGATCTTTGTGGATTTGGTAATGGTGCACTTTTCTTGGAAGAAGACATCAAAGATGTGATCCGGTTTCAGTCCTGGCCACTCAATGAAGTCTATGTGGATGAGAATTCTAAAGGCAAAATCGACTGCGCCTACCGAATGTTCAAGCTTGATGCGAGAGGCATCATTGAAGAGTTCGGCGAAGAGAACGCTCCACAAAAAGTCAAAGATGCCTACCAGAACAAGAAGACAGATAAATTTGAAATTCTACATGCAATTTACCCGAGACAACTGACGAATGGGCAAGTGCAGACTCCGCTTAAATTTATCTCCCAGTACATTTTCGTACCCGACAAGTCTTCTCTTGGCGTCAAGGGCTTCCGCGAATTCCCGCTTTTATTTGGCCGCTGGTCGAAGGTCTCTGGAGAAATATATGGCCGTGGTGCTGGTGAGCGTGCTCTTCCCGAGGCGCTCACGCTTGAGGCCATGTCGGAGACCACTCTCATCGGGGCGCAGAAAGCCGTAGATCCGCCCTTGCAAGGTCCGGATGACGGCTTCATCATGCCTTACATCACCACACCAGGCGGCCTTAATTTCTACCGTGCAGGCTCCCAAGATCGCCTAGAGCAGATCTTTAAGGACACTCGGGTTGATTTTGGTTTTGAGCTTATTTCCGCTTCTCAAAATGCGATCAGAGAGGCGTTCTACATCAATCAACTTCAGTTGAGAGAATCGGACCGCATGACGGCCACTGAAGTTTCTCAACGTGTTGAGCAGGCTTTAAGATTCCTGGCTCCGATGCTTGGCCGCCAGCAATCAGAGTTCTTAGGGCCGATGGTAGAGCGTTTATACGGCATTGCTGAGCGCAGAGGCTTATTGCCG